GTATTGGAAGCGGCATAATGCAGTTAGAGTTACCCATAAATCACGAGCCAAGCCTACATCATTGGGCAAAGTGTATCGCTGATGATGACATATATACAGGATATGAAAAACATTGGGACTATGCATATGATATGGCATGGATATACATAGAGAGTGAACTGGAGAATATTAATGCCTAAGCTACCTAGATATGTACAAGAGAGAGTGTCACCTCACGGGGTGATCTCTTACAGATTTAATCCACCGCAGACTTTAGTTGATGAAGGTGTGGTATCACGTCAAGAATATGGCACTGACCTCAAGGAAGTGCGTAGTATTGTGAAGGAGTTGAACGCAGACATTGACCATTGGCGTGAACAAAAGGCGTTAGTGGTGCAGATAAAACCATCAAGTAAGGTGACAGATTTGATTAACTATTACTATCAATCTAATGATTTCAACATGTTACGAGACACAACTAAAGTGGATTACAGATACTTCCTAACCATACTCCATCAGACAATGGGCGGTAAGAAGTATGACACTGTGACTACTAAGGTTGCCAAGCAAGCATATGAGGAGTGGGTTAAGCGTGGTATTAGTTTCGCCAATCATGCAGCCACATGTGCAAGTAGGGTATACAACTATGCTATTGACATGGAGCATGCCACACAAAATCCTTGGACTAGCATCAAGCGTAAGGCATTGCCACAGCGTAAGGTTGTATGGTCACATGGTGATGTTGTCAGGTTTCTTGATTATTCGTACAGCGATTTTGATTACAGGAATGTAGGATTGATTGTACATATGGCATACGAATGGTGTCAGAGACTAGGCGACATGCGTACACTCAAGTGGGAGAACATTGACCTACGTACACAGCGACTGCAGTTAGAGCAGAGTAAACGTAGGGCTGATGTATCACTACCTATATCAGATGATCTGTGTCACATGTTGAATGAACAGCGTAATGACTTTGGCTTTCAAGAGTATGTAGCACCACACCCTAAGCCTATGAATGGTACGTATGAACCCTACGCTATGGAGAGATTGTCTAAGGTGGGTAGACGTGTCATGAGATTGGCTAAGTTACCAGAGGAGTTACGCCTTATGGACTTACGTAGAACAGGTGTAACACAGATGGTTGATGCAGGTGTACCAATTGGACAAGTGATGTCTGTTACTGGACACAATCATGTGTCTTCTGTGCAACCATATATGAAACATACATATGATTCTGCAAATAATGCCTTGACACAGAGAAATGTAAGTGTACAATCGAGTGCAGCGAGCAACATAGAAAGTGATACATAATGAATATACTTAGTATTATAAATGATTTGTCACTTACTAATGGTGAAACAAAACGTATGACATGTCCTATATGTAATACTAAGAATACATTTACTGTAACAAATAACATGGGTTCTATTATATGGAACTGTTACAAGGCTAGTTGTCCAACTGGTGGTGGTACTCGTACTACACTTACTGCTGAGGACATACGTAAATCATTGGGACGTGTTGCAGAAGAGACACATGCTATAAGTTTCTCAAAACCTGAGTTGTTTGTACGAGACTACGAAAGTATATCAGGCTTCTGTGATACGTGGGGTCTTGATGCACAACATCTAGGTCTATTGTATGATGTGAAGGAACATCGTGTGGTGTTCCCTGTTGTACATGACAATGTTATGGTTGATGCTACAGGTAGATCACTTGGGAAACGTATACCTAAGTGGAAGAGGTATGGAAAAAGTATCTTGCCATATGCATCGGGACATGGTAAAACTGCTGTAGTTGTTGAGGACTGCATCAGTGCCGCCATTGTCGGAGACAGTGATGTATATGTAGGGGTTGCAGTGTTGGGTACATCACTATCCCTCGGACATAAGCAGTACTTATCGCAGTTCTCAACGGCTATAGTTGCACTAGACCCTGATGCATTACCCAAGACTTTACAGTTTGCAAAAGAGTTACGAGGTTATGTAGATACTGTTAAGGTACTACGCCTCGAAGATGATTTAAAATATAGACTGCCATCCGACATGGCTAATCTTTCAACCCTAGGAGAATAACATATGGAACTATCCCTTATAAGAAGCTTAATGGATAAAGAGTTTTACGATGAACATCGTGGCTCACGTTGCCCAGACAGATTGTTTAGTAAAGATGTACGTAAGATCAAACAATCTATTGATAAAGCAATGGACAACTACGAGCGTACTGTAACACCTGCTGAGATTGAGGCATTGTTTATGTCTAACAATCCCACACTAACTACAGCGCAGAGACAAGCATACAGTGCATTGTTTAATCAGATCAACAAAGAACAACCGATGGGTAGTGACATAGCCCAAGAGGTACTATCAAAACTATTTCAACAGGTGATTGGTGAAGACATTGCTAACCTTGGCTTTGACTATGTGAATGGTAGCAAGTCTAGTCTTGAGCCGTTACGTCAAATGCTTGAGCAGTATGGTGACGACTTCACACCTAACCTCAACATTGAATGGGAAGACATTGACCTTGATACTATCATTGCAATGACTGACCTTGAGTCACAGTGGACGTTCAACATACCTACATTGACACGTAAGGTAGAAGGTATCAATGCAGGTCACTTGATTGAAGTAGGTGCTAGACCTAACACTGGTAAGACTTCTTTCCATGCGTCACTTGTAGCAGGTCCTAATGGATTTGCATGGCAGGGTGCTAAGACAGTTGTGCTATGTAATGAGGAAGGCTACCATCGTGTAGCACACAGATACATTACTGCTGCAACTGGTATGGATAAGCATGAGATAGTAAAGAACAGAGCACATGCTATGGCTACCTTCGCTAAGATACGACCTAACATCATGTTCAAAGACGCAACAGGACGTGACATGAATTGGGTTGAGTCAGTATGTAAGTCATACAAACCCGATGTAGTTATACTAGACATGGGTGATAAGTTTGCACGCACTGCAGGTTTCTCACGTCCTGATGAAGCACTCAAGGCTAACGCTATTCATGCTAGGCAGATAGCTAAACAACAAGAGTGTGCAGTATTCTACATGTCACAGTTATCTGCGGAAGCTGAGGGTAAGGTTGTACTCAACCAAGCTATGATGGAAGGTTCACGTACAGGTAAGGCAGCAGAAGCTGACTTGATGATTATGATTAGTAAGAACCCAACTGTAGAAGGACAAGAAGAAGAAGACAATCAACGACACATCAATGTAGTTAAGAACAAACTATCTGGATGGCATGGCATTGTACACACCGACCTTGAGTACAAGATTGCTAGGTATGTATGTTGATAACGTGGTTAGATGTATCCTTACTGGGGTTGGTTGCAGTACTTGCATTCAACCTCTGGGAACAGAATAGACAAAGAGCATTACTTGAGAATGTACTACGTGATGTATACGATCTAGTAAATAAACACAACTCACTGGCAGATGCCTTCGTAGAATTGGCTAATGACTTTGACGAACAACAGGAGAATAAATGATGGCTAAATGGAAAGAGTTTGAAGTGATTAAAGAACACCATGTGTTTGATCCTGTCGAACGACCTGCACATTACAACCAAGATGGCATTGAGTGTATAGATTATATACGTCAGGTGCTAGGCTTGGATGGTTTCATTGCATACTGTCATGGTAACATGATCAAGTATCAGCATAGGTATCGTTACAAAGGTAATGGTGTAGAGGACATGAAGAAAGCTGAGTGGTATGTAAAGAGAATGAATGAGGCATTAGGGGAGAAACATAGATGAGATGTAGTAGATGCAATGTAGAACTAACAGAAGAAAACCACCCACCTTCATGGAGAAAATCTAATCAGACAAATTGTAAAAGTTGTATGGGTCAAAATAATAAATCAAATAATCCACAAAGAATGTGGGTCAATGGTAAGTATATACCTAAGACACATCCTTTACACAAGGCAGGTAACTACAAATCATTTGGTGATCTAGCCTTTGGTTCTCTTAACAACTACAAACAAATCAAAGAAGGTTATGTGTATGCAATTAGTAACTCTGCATGGCCTGATTGGATCAAGATAGGTATGGCTATTGATGCAGAAGATAGACTGAGTAGCTACCAAACAAGTTCACCTATGCGTAACTACAGGTTGGTACACTCTGTATACTGTAAAGATCGCAGTGAGTCTGAGCGTTCAGCACACATACTTGCGGCACGTAAGGCAAACATACCTTGGAATAAACAAGACAATGGTGAGTGGTTTAACATAACAAAAGAACAAGCTACGGACATACTAAAGGAGATAGCCATTGATTGAAGCAACATACATAGATCATATGGGCAGTGACTTATCTGTAGTCAATGCTGCACGTGTTAGCTTTGGTAAGAAATCAGAGTGGAATCCTAATTACCGAGATGAACCACCTTTATATCCAAAGGACGAGAAGCTGATTAAATACTTAGCCAAGCACAAGCACATCAGCCCATTCGGGCATTCCTTTGCATCCTTCCATGTCAAAGCACCAATCTTTGTGGCACGTCAGCTAGTTAAGCATAAGTTCCTACGTTGGAATGAGATTAGTAGAAGGTATGTAGACAGTGACCCTGAGTTTTATTTACCTGATGAGTGGCGTGGGCGTAGCGAGGATAAGAAGCAAGGTAGTGATGGAGTTATCTATCCTTTAAATGTATCTGAGAATGAGTTCGTTAACTATACAGCATTAAGAGTTTACAAAGAACTTCTTGAGGAAGGTGTTGCTCCAGAGCAAGCACGTATGGTACTACCACAGTCTACCATGACTGAGTGGTATTGGTCTGGTAGCTTAGATGCCTTTGCTGATATGTGTAACTTACGTTGCAAGAATGACACACAATATGAAACAAGAGTAGTTGCTAACAAGATTAGTGAAAAACTTCTTGACTTGTTTCCCGTTTCATGGGAAGCATTAAAGGAGAATGATAGATAGATTGGAGTTGGTATGATACTTACCTTAGATGTAGAGAACACAGTAGTAAAAAGAAATGGTAAGCTTCACCTTGATCCATTCGAGCCTGAGAACACACTGGTTATGGTGGGTATGCTAGATGATAACGATAACGAAACTATTATTACATTCGATCATTCAGAGCAAACACCAACTGCAAATGGACGGGCGATTGTTCAAGACACATTGGACAAGACCCGTCTGCTTGTAGCACACAATGCACCCCATGATCTACTATGGTTGTGGGAGTCAGGCTTTACATACGATGGTGATGTATTCGACACTATGCTTGGCGAGTACGTATTACAACGTGGTCAGAAGCAACCACTATCCCTTGAGGCATGTGCAGAACGTTACATGCTAGAGACACAGAAGCAAGACTCATTGAAGGAGTGGCTCAAGGCAGGTAAGTCAGTACGTGATATGGATCACGCTGAGTTATCAGAGTACTTGTCTGCTGACCTACATGCAACACAACAGTTGTACAATGTTTTGCGGACATCATACGAGGGATGCAGTACACTAGAACCAACAGTCAAGCTGACTAACCAGT